AGTAATGTCGGCATTAAAGATTTCTGACTCACCTAATGCTCTAACGTCGATACCCGCTGGAGTACCTTCAGGGTAGATCATTGATAAACCATCATTTCCGCCACTTTCCATACAGCCTGCGTAGATTGCCTCTTGTGTATTAGCAACGCCACCTTGCTCGTCAAAGCCTTTTAGGTAGTCGTTTCTTAACACAGGAACACCTTCGTATGCAAGGATATTTCTGTTTAGGATCGGTGATGTGAAGTAATCAAATCCAGAACCAGTTGCTCTCACAGCCGCTTTGAATTTGTCAATCACATTTGATGAACACATAATGAAGTCTACTTGACCATCTTTTGAAGTAACAAGATTCATTGCCGCATCAAAGGCACTGAATGTGTTAGCCACAGTTGATAGGTCATAAGCAGTACCTGAGTTTGCAGACTGTTGTCTTAATTCAGGTAAACCGTCAAAACCAGCAGTATCACCAGCAGTTGAGCCTTTTGCTACTTGCTCGTAGGCTTTTCTTGCGATGTTTCTTGATTTAGACGCTACTTGTAGAGCCATTTGGTCAACACCACCGGCCGCTGAAGTAGAAGCAGAAAATCTGTCCACGTTCGCTTGACCTAAAAGAGCCTTCATAGCGAAAGTTCTTTGAGTTGTTGACATTGGTTTTGATACAGCAGTATCTGTAGTAAGGTCATTACCTTCTGCAGAGAAACCTACCATACCTGTTGTTGCATCTTGGTTCACGATTAATGAAGAACCTCTCACTGGAATGAAAGGTACCAATTCGTAGAACGGAGCAACTGTTATCACAGTGTCCGCAACACCATCAGCAATTGGATTGTTGAAGTGTTTTACAGCCTGTGTCAAACCCAATAGGGTTGAAGTTGTAATATCAGCCATTTTTTATCTCCTTATGGTTGAATTGTTAATACATAGGCATTATTGCCTATGTCCTTTTCCCAGATCGTCCAGGTATAATCACTACGGTAATTATAATCTTATTTATTGTTTGCTCTTAAACCAGCCTGTATCTTGTCTAAAGAACTCATCTGTGTCTGTTGTTGCACTGGTCTAGTCTGACCTTTTGCACCAGCACCAGTTGATTCTTCAAAAAGATGTCCTGCTGTTTTTTGCAATTTGTTGATCCATTGATCAATCGTCAATGGTTCGCCTTCTGCGTTGTATATTGTTTCACCTTTTGAATCTTTGGCGATGGCAACACCATCTTCGAGACCAAAAGTGTTCTTTGCTCTCAACAACACATCTTCAAATGCCGTCTGTTTCACATTGTGTTTGGCCGCACTTGATTGCACTTGGTTGTCAATCAACACTGTAGAAAGTTTCTGACTGGCTTGTGAATAGTTGTCATTCAGTTCAGCCAATTTCTTCTCATACTCTGCTTTCATCTCTGCAGTTCTCTTTGAAAGTGTCTGTTCAACATCTGTCTCAGGTATTGAACCTTTGGCTTTCTCTTTTGAGTATTGATCTTTCAATCTGTTGTATTCGTCCATATCAACATAACTCATCTGCTTTCTCATTTCTTCAAGTTCAGCATTTAGTTTTCTGTTGTTGGTTCTAAATTCATCTAGTTTGGCACTTGGCACTGCATTCTTCACATTCAGTTTGTATCCATCTTCTTGTTGTTCATAGAATGAATGTAATGATTCAGGAATTGAATCCAATGAGTCAGTGTAAAGTGTTAGGGGTTGTTTTGTTGGTTCGTTTGATTGTTCTTGTTGTGTTTCGTTATTAGACATTCGAGTCCTCCTATTGTTAAACACGGTTAACTTTATATGATTTTATGAGAAAAATCTACTTAATTCTGGATGTAGTGCAATTATTTCTTCATTGCTCATTCCATCTTGTATCATTTGTCTCATATGTGTCACCAAGTTCTCTGGTGACGTGACTGGCGGGTGTCCCTCGACTCCATCAGCCAATACAGGTGCTGAAGCGGGTTGCTCCACCGGTGGTTTCAGTGCCTGTAATCTCGCAATTTCTTGTTGTTTGTTATGATCAGGTGGTAGTATCTCACCTTTGTGCAATTGGTAGTACAATGTCTCTTCTGATATACCACCATCTTGATATGCTTTGATCATATCTATCAAAGATTTTGAATCTATCTGTGCCGCAATAAAATCTCTGTTAAGTTCTGCGTCAACTTCATCTATGTCAATGCCCATATAGTCAGCACAATATTTCAATGCCTGAGTTATACCTGCATCAACTGACTCAACAACAGTGATCAATGCTGATCCTTCTGCCGCTTGTCTGATTGAAGTTGTTTCTGCCGTCTCTGGTTGTGCTGTCGGCTTCTCTAATAACCTCGCACCCAGTTTTCCCATCTTGTTCTCCAAGTCTCCAAGATAGTTTCTCAATGAACCAACACCCGCACCAGAAAATTCTAACATACCGACAGTGGCACCTTGTGGTAACATCAACATATTTGTTGAACCAATTCGTAATGGTGTTGCTTCTTTACTCTCTCCACCATAATTATCCACTCCTGTTGCGTATGGTGTAGGTAAACTTGTAAAGTGTAGTGCGTGTCCTATGTCTGCTGAAAATTTGTAATGATTGATGTTGAGATTGACCAAATCTAAAAGTGGTGAATCTTCATAATCACATCCCAATGATGTTGTGTTCACGATGACGAAAGGAATGTAGTCCATCAACCTACCTTGTATGGTCGGTGTCATAATTGGACCTGCTGTCATCTGTTTTCCTTCTTGTGTGTAAACCTGTTGAGTGTAGACTCCTTCTTGCAATCTCATAACTCTGTACTGTGTTGAGTATGACGTGTCAAATTCATCATCACCTTGTTGTTGTTTGTGTTCTGCAAGTACCACCATCTCTAACTGATAGATACCATTGTGCATACCCATTCTGTGATTGATGATAGTTTCACCAACATAATGATTGCAATATGGTCTCTTTAGATCATTGTCATAATCTACCAGGATGCCGTGTCTACCAACTGTTAATACTTCTTTAAGGATTGTTTTGGTGAAGTGATTGGCAGTCGTGCCGTCTAGATCTATGTCTTGTATGATTGAATTTAATTCTTGTGGTCTCGTGTATGTTGCATCTCTTCTGAACACAGAACCTATCAATGCTGACAGTGTTCTTCTCGTTGCATTATAAAATTGTGCTCTTTCTTTGTAATCTTGATATTCATTACGACTCAAACCACTCAATTGTGGTAAGAATGTACTGTCCATAGATTTAACCGCTTCTTCTCCCGAAGTCACAGTTCTAGTCTTTAAAGCCTTGTTGGCCCATTCATTGTATAAAGGGTGTGGTGTGTTTGCTGGCATCTAATTCAATCCTTAATCATATTTATAGTTAATAGCCTTGTAGTGGAATCATCGTTGCCATTTTTGGTCTATCTAATACTATGTATCTCAATGTGTCAGCGTCGTGATCAATTGATTTAGTATTGATATCATCTAAATTGTTTGTATCTCTTGGTAATCCTGACAAGTTTCTCCATAAGTTCTGGCATTTGTTCATAATCACTAATCCCGGTTCATCTTGGTGTTCTGGTATCATAGCGGCAAATCTCTGTCTCATCTGTTGCCAACCAATCTTTCTAGACCCGGGTGCTTTGTTAGATCTAGTCCAGTTTATGTTATTTACAGACATTTCTTCTGCGATTTTTTGGTCTCCATCAAATATACTGTTATCTGCAGGACCTGGTCTCACTGTTCTATCAAAATGTCTCTCTTTTTCTTCAATGGCCCTGGCTATGTCACCCGGTGACCACCTCAATCCTTCCGCAGGCTTGTTGGCCTTGCAACCATACAGTTCATCTACCACGACTATGGTTCCTGGTGTGAATGTCTTCTGTTTGCCATCGATCACACAAGGTGTGTCATCTGCCACCGCATACCACAACACCGAGTGAGGTGCCGAATATCCATAATCAAATGCCCTCTTCAAAATCCAATGTTCTGGCAATCTGAAATCTGAAACCAGATTCCTTGCTGGATCCATAACGTCTGAAAACATCTGTCCGCTTGGTATGTTCCAATCTCCTTCCAGCATAGCCGTGACCAATTCTGTGTTGCCCATACCCATAATCCTTTGCACATATGTGGGATCCTGTTGCATAATGTAAGGGTTGTCATAGATCCTGGCGGGTAGATACTGTCTCAGCAATCCACCTTCTTCCGCGGGCATCTTAACTATCCTTTGATTTGGACACATATCAACCCAACCCGTCTTGAAATAGTTGTGTGATATGCCACCTGGGTTTGAACTGACCAATATCTTTGGAAAATAACCTTGCCATTTTTTTGGTATCTTGACACCAGTCATCCTTACCCTTGATCTCATAAACTTGTACTGTGCTTCCGTGAATGTGGTCCCTTCATCTAGCAACAGGCAGTGGATCTCTGATCCTTGCCATCTATACATATCTGCTTCCTGTTGTAGATGTGATAATGTTATCACGGATCCATTCCAGAACTTGAATGTGTTGTGTGCAGAGTTGTATTTGACCCAACCACCTGATATCAATGGTTCCAATATGGAGAGATAACTCTGTGGTCCAACCAAGTGATTGACCCGCAGGTCAGGAAATGTACGTCTGAATAGGAATATGTTCAGGCCTGGTATCTCCATAGCCCACAAGATAGAAGCCCATCTCAGGAAGAAACTCTTTCCTCCACCGAATGCTCCTCCAATCAATGTCTCTGTCGCAGGTGTCTGGAACCACAACTTCTGATTGGGTGTGAAACTGACTTTGAGATGATTAGTGTTTGGCTTTGGTGTCTGCATCATAGTCTACTACTTCAAATGAAGGCTTGGAGGTCTTTTCTTTGTCGCCTTCGAAATTGATAGTGACCTGTGGCAGGTTGTCCGCGGCAGTGTCTTCCACCTTGAACATACCCAGATGTTTTCCTAGCAGTTCTAATGCTCTCAACTTGTCTGACCATTTCATACCTTTGGCAATCGGATCCTGTTCCATTGCAACCTGGGTCAACTGACCCAATACTGATTGATTATCAATTTTTGCCTTCTTTAGTGCTTGGTTGATTCCTTGGTTTATCGCATTTGACACTAGGACGTTCTGCATCAACTTCTGTGCCATTGACTCACTGTACTCTGCTTGCCTGCAGGCCTCAGCGGCATTGTATGTCTGTAGATAAACTTCAACGAATACTTTCTGTTTGGGATTTAGTCTTGTCTGTTTTGGCATACAGTTATTTATTACGCTCTCATCTGTTCCCTGAATTGGAAGATGTGTTCCTGTGTGGGCTTCTCAGATATGGCATCAAAACAGATGTACCTGTCACCATCTTCTGTTTTCAATTTGAGATTGGTCTGTTTGCTGTCAACGAACCAAGTGTGTTGGTATGTGCTCACGATCCAGATGTCGTGATCAGGCACTTGCAACACTGCGAGGTCAACTGATTGGGACTTGTAGTCCGCACCTGGTCTGAAACAAAGGAACATCTTTATCTCACCTGTTCCTGTCCGGCTCTTGTGTGATATCCCATCCAACACCATTTTGAGATATTCTTTCTGAATGGATCTAAATTCACCAGGTGGTAGTTCACTGGCCCAATCAGTTATGGTCTTCCTTGTGAATGCGATAAAATGATCGCCACTATCCGTTTTGATAGTGAGTTTGTCTTTGTCTAAATTAAGTTCTATTTGTTTTCTATATATTAGTGGTTTCATAATAACATTATACTTTCTTGTTTTCGTGTTTGTCAAGTGGTAACTGATCAACAACTTCGTTGTCAATCAACTAATCAACAAAGTTGATTAGATAAGTGTTTTGTTTTCTATTTGATCATATGAGACAAGTGAGTTGAGTGTTCGGCCATAGAGTCACCCTTGCAGGTGAAACAGTTTTATAGACAGTGTGTTGCTTTGGCTCTTTACCCTTACCATACTGTGTCGATTTTTAAGAATACATTTCAGGTGACTGCTGTATTCATAGCATCTGTCTAATGTTGCTAACGCCAACATCAACGGTCTCTAAAGATTCACTAACTTTTGTTTCGTCGCATTTCTTTTTGTTTGTTAGGAGACTATATTGCCTGTGATTGTGCCTGAGTGTTTGCCTATGTTTGCCATTGTTTTTATATTGTACGATATTTATGATATAGTTGTCAAGACCTATTATTACATATGGAAGATGGGTGAAAGATCCAATGGCATTCGGAATTATTCACTCAGTATTAGAAGAAATATCCTTCACCCAAATATATTTATTTTAGATAAATATCTTAGCAGTGCAAGTATCTCCCTAATCGATACTGTATAACTTGTATTGCCTATTATATTGCTATAATAAGGGCTCAGTGATGACATACCATTGGGCCCTCTTTTTTTAAATTGGAAAATTACTTGATTTACAAATCTCAATATTCGTGTTATAATCAATTATAATTGAAACAAAGAAAAATGAGTAAAATACATATGAACAAAGAACAAATACAGTTTACCAAAGAAGCAATGAAAGATATGCGTAATCGCATTGAAACACTGGAGAGAGCCATCATCAAGATGGAAGAGAGTGGCAAGTTCGAAGACAATGATCCACGTTTCGAGAAGATGCAAGATGACATATCACAGATGGAGAAGATGTTGATGAAGTTGGGACTGCTGATCGGGGACAGACCCTACAAGATGGAACATCCCAGCATCGATGAACCACAACCCAAGAACATAAAAGGAGTATGATATGAAATACAGATACAAACCAACTCAACGCGGAAACAACATATGGTGCACACCTGAATCCAAAATAGATCAAGACCGGATGTTGTCGGAACTGATGAAACTGGGATTAGAGATAGTTGAGAAAAGTGAAAAACAAATTCCACTATGGAGCAACCGGGTAAAGATATATCGTAATAAACAAAAACTGAATGGTGGCTTTACAAAAGGTGCAAGATTACAATCAACATATAGAACAGTGTTTGGTAAGAAAACAGTGAAACTACAGAACAGTGGTGAGTACGGTTATGAAAAAGTAAAGAAGCAATCGCCATTGGAAATAATCGCTGGTGAATGTCGCAAGTTCCAGAGAGTGATAGCAGATGGTGAACACCTGAGTCCCACACAAATTGGTCTATGGAACCAAGCAATAGATCAAGCAATAAATGGATCGTTGAAAGACAAGAAAGGTGAAGAAGAATTGTGTTCATTGATCAGCATCCGTAAACAGATGTATCAAGGTCCTAACTGGGACACGAGAGATCTACCATTGTTGAATCAAAGTGAATATATGACGTTGTTGAACAAGTTAGACAGTATGTACATTGAAGCAGTTGACACTGACAAAGAAAAACAACAACAACAAGATCAAACTGTATTAGAAAACAATACAATTTTTGAGAGCATACAGTAATGAGTAAAGCACCACCAAGATGGGATGGAAGAAGCAGACCTTCCAATGCAGTCTACAAAAAGAGATGGGATGAGATATTTGGCAAGAACAAAGAACCCAAAAAAGACAAACCCAAAAACAACAAGCAAAAAACTGATGTTTGATTCTTTCAAGCAAGATGATCCAGCCGCCAATTGGTCAAAGACCGTGCGTTCTGTTGTGAAGAAAAGTAAGAAAATAAAACAACACAATGAACGGATCAGAAACAAGGCAATACAAGCATCACAGAAACTGTTTGGTATAGATGACTTACGTGAGTTGGATCCAGATCAACAACGAGTCATAATCAACTATGTCAAACAAACTAACAACAAATCCTAGAAAGACACGATTTTTTAAAAAATTTTCCTTACATAGAGCCCTTGTAAAGGTGGTCTAAAGGGATCTGCAAGGTCAACATACCCACAAAAACCACCAAAAATAGCCCTAAAATACCTGGTTGACAGATCTAGGATCCGTGTTAGTATTAAGAATGAAAAAAGGAGAAAACAATATGAAGAAATACAAAATAACACTCGTTGATGAAGATCAATTGAGA